TGGCCTTCTTCTTCTGGGATAGTTCAGCCGCGATGGTCGCCCCGATGCGCAGCAAAGGACGTTCGGCCATCCGGCCCTATCCAGGGAGGGAGGGATAAGTAAACAATAATAACAAACACAACGAAGCACAAGTAAAAACATGGCAATCGAACTCGACGAAATCTTCTTCAATGCTCTGATGGCGGATGCCGAACTGGTTCTGGCCGTTGGCGGTCGTATCGAATCGACCTGCTTTGAGGTGGCTCCTGATGAAACCGACAACACCAAGCTGCCGAACATCATCATCACCGACGACGGACTAACCAATCAGCCCACCACCAAGGACATGGAATGGGAATCCGACGAGGACAGAGTGCAAGCCAGCGTGGATGTGGCTGCTGATGACCCAAAGAAGGTAAAGCAACTGGTCCGCATGGTGCGCAAGGCCATCGCCAACTACATGGCTACGCTCGACCCAGCAAAGGACGAGATCCCCTGCCTGCAATCGGTGCAGACCACGGGCGTGGCTTGGGATTGGATGAAGCCCTGTTACCACGATGTCATCAGTTACCAGTGCGACGTTGATAATAAACTATACGACAATGGGAACAATTAAAGGACAGAACCTACGATTGATGGTTGGCGGCAAGTGCATAGCAATGGCCACCAACTGCACATTCCACATCAGCGCTCAGCTGGAGGATAGTTCGACAAAGGACTCTACAGGCGACTGGCAGGAGCAAGAGGTGACAGGTCTGAGTTGGGATGCACAGTGCGACGCACTCGTTACCCTGACCGACAACGGCACCAACGGCGAACTGGCAACCGATCTGATGAGTCTGATGATAGCAAAAACCCTTGTTACGCTCACGTTCGACCAGACCGCAGGCACCAACAATCGCACAGGTCAGGATTCGGCCATCAAGCGCACAGGCACGGCGTATATCTCGGACATCCAGATAACAGCCCAGAACCGACAGAACTCAACACACACCGTGCAGTTCCAAGGTACCGGAGCGCTCACCACTGGAGCATAAAAATATTTTTATAATATTATGTAAAGCCTCTCTCGCGAAGCCTCGCCACCACAAAGGAGGCGAGGCATCGTTATATTATTAACCCCTAAAAAAGCAACAACATGGCAACAATTAAAGGCGAGAACTTACGCATACTGATAGGCGACGACGAGCAGCACCTGAAGTGCGTGGCAGCAGCCACCAACTGCGTGGTACACGTGGCAGCGGTGATTGAAGAAGACATGACCAAGGACGACGTGGACGGATTTGTGATTAAAGAGGTGACTGGCCTGAACTGGGATGTGCAGGTGGATGCACTCATCATCGACGAGACCGACGATGACGCTGTATCGGCCGACCTGCTACAGACGGGCCTGGAGTACACCGTGCGCTTTAGTCAGACCGCAGGCGCAGCCGGCGAGAAGAACCGCGACGCCATCGCCAGCGCTATCCAATACACGGGCAAGGCCATTCTGAACGACCTGAACTTTACGGCGCAGAACCAGCAGATGAGCCAGTGCAGCGCCAAGTTCCAGGGCAGTAAGGACCTGACACCCTACACCCCACCGAGTAATTAACAATTTAACAACAAAGAACTATGACACAGAAGAAAATCAAGATGGCGGGTAAAACCTACCCCGTGGTGTTTACGCTCAAAACGATGATGAACTTCGAGGAGATCACCGGCAAGAGCTTTTTCGGCGAGAACTTCGAGACAATGAAATCGCGCATTGCGCTGATAATCTCGGCCATCATCGCAGCCGATCCAAACACCGACATCACCGTGGAGCAGCTGACCAACGCCGAGACATGGGATGTAACGCAGGAAATCATCAACGCTTACGTGACCGTAATGGAACTGAGCGCCAAGTTTTTTAAACTGCCCGAGGTAGAGCCAAAGGACGAACCCGCACCAGCTGAAGCAGCCGACGAGGAAAAGCCAAAAAACTGAAAACCGCCCACGAACTCTACCAGCTGTTCGTGGGCGAGATTGGATTTCCGCGTCGGGAGTTTCTGTATGAGTTGGTTTGGTGGGAGGTGCGCTCGATTATCCGAGGCTACAACGCCCGCCATCACCACGGATGGGAGCAGGCCCGCCTGGTGGCTTACAATGCCCACTACTGCATGGGCTCGAAAGACACCCCGCCAACCGTCACCGAGTGGATTAAGTTCCCCTGGGAGCAATCCGCCGAGAACGGCAGCGCGATACCAACCAACGAGGAGATAGAACGCCTGCGCCAATTGATGCGCGAGGAGAACGAAAAAGCAGGAGTCAAGTAAACGGCCCCTGCTTTTTTTGTTGTTACCACGAAATCTCGCTGCCATTGGTCCACGTATCGTTTAATGTTACGCCTATGTCACGGGTAGCACTCAGCAGGGCGCCCGATAGCGTTACACTCACGTTGCGCCCCATCGGCACACCTGCAACCGTAGCCGAGCCAAGCACCGCATCGCCAGCGCCCAGCATACAGGCAGTTATATCGGTGGTCCATGCCGCAGCCGGACTGATGCACATAAAAGCCACCGCCATGCCATGCTGACCGATATAGCTCGACGGGATATTGACTGCAATCGTGCTCGAGTTATCACCCACGGCAGCGCCCGTTTGGTAGTCCAAACCATAGTACCAGTGCGATGGAGTGAATGTTACCTTTGCAGTACCATCGGGTATTACGTCCGTAATACTAAGGCGAGCGCGACAGGCCACACGGTCGAGGTTGATGGTTTTAGTGGCAGAATCTTCGCCCGATACCGTCATGCCATCAACAGCCCAGAACGTGTCGCGCACCGAGCCCCAGGTAATGGTTTTGGCCGTGGTATCAAGCACGGGACTAACGCCACGACTGGCCACCACATAAAAAGTATAAGTGCCGTGCTTCAGCTTTAGAGAGAAGGTGCCAAACGCGGCATCGGTGGCGCTCTGGTGCACCTGAGCCGCAAGCGTATCGGCCGAATAAGCCAACAGCCACAAGTCCGTCATATTGGCATCAGTAACGGAGGCACGTGTGCCCATCGGCTCGGTGGTAACGTCCAACTGATTAATACTAAAACGCACCTCGGTGGTGCCATCCGTGGCTGGTTCGGCCACCTCCTCCTCCTGATTACATCCGGCCAGAATTAAGGCACCAGCCACCGCCATCATTAGTTTTTTCATAATTTTTTTGTTTAAAAGTTATTGTTTGATAATGTATAAATATCCCGTGTAAAATCGGTGTCCATCTTCTTCATCATCGTGCTCCTTTATCATCGCCACGCAGTAGAGCGGAAAGTTGTTACGAGCCCACGATCGCACCATATCCGTCTGGTTTTGATGTATATATCCCAAATGTTGTCCATCCTCGGCCACCACCTTGATAGCGTTAGGGTCGAACTCGTTTTTGGGTTCAGGCACCAAGGCCACGGTATTACGTCCCTTGTAGCGGTTGATGTTCTGGCGGTGGTTGATGCCTGCAATTGATAGGATGCGCAGATTGTCGAATATCGACGTCCACGCCCCATCATGCCGACGCTCGGGCAACGGACCGTCGTAAGTATTTGCCATGATAGCCCGGTATACATCATCGCGCCCAACCTCCTTCGCCTGAATAGCTGCCTCAATCTTAGCCATGTTTTCGTTTGCCTGCCGCAACACCTCCTCGTCGCTCGGCTCATGCAAATCATGCGGCACCTTTGCCACGCGCTTATCACGATGCGCGAAATAATCATATATACAAAAAACAACGCCACCAATAATGAACAACGAAATAAAAAGAATCATAAATAAATCAATCATAACTACCTCCTATTTTTTAGATTTCAACTTCTTCGCAATTTTATCAAAATCATCATGCACATCCTTCGCCAGCACCTTGGCATATCGCTGCGTCTGGGTGATGTTCGTGTGCCCCAGCATGCGGCTCACATTCTCAATCTTCGCGCCATTACTCAACATGTACGTGGCAAATGTGTGCCGCCCCATGTGCGAGTGCAGATTAGGGATGCCTATCACCATGCCCACAGCCCTAAGTATCTGGTTGTAGCGCTGGTTGGCCATTTTTGGCACCTGCCAGTTGTTGCGCTCCAGCATCTCCACCACTGGTGGCAGCAGCTGCGACACATATGGCACACCCGTCTTCACACGCTGACCGATGTGCATCCACTTGCCATCAATGCAGCGATACTGCGAGATGTCGAATATCTGCGTGTCGGCATACCCCAAGCCCGTGAACATTTGGAACGTAAACAAATCGAGCGCCGTCGCAAACTCACTACCAGGCACAGGCGTGAGCGCCATCACCTTTTTCATCTGATCCTCGGTCAGATAATCCACCACGTCGCGCTTGGTGCGTTTAAATACACCCTTCAGTTGGTCGTATGGGTTTGCGGTCAGTATCTGGAACTTCATCGCCTTGTTTATAGTAGCTTTAAGGTACTTGTGATAGTTGTAAACCGAATCGCTGCTGATTAGTTGTGGCTCCATCCCTGCTGCCTTCTGATTCTTCGTCAGCGGCACCTCCTGATGTCGCAGCCACACATCCCAAGCGTAGATGTTATCCACCGTCAACTGTTCCCAGCGCACCATCTTTCCAAACTCCAGTAGCCTTCGGGCCACTGTGCGGTAATGCAGGCGCGTGTTCTGCGCCATATCGGCCGTGCGTATATATTCCTCAATCCATTGCACGATGGTGGGCGCGGCAGCATCATCTGCAACGGGAGCCAAATCCCACACCTTTGTCCTGATGTCAGCCACGCTGATAGGTTTGCGAGCCTCCAGGCACTTATTCACTTCTTTTTCAACCAGCGCCACAATGGTAGTCAGGCGCTCG